GTCTTGCCGCTTCTAAGGAGATGGCAGTCAAGTATGGTGAACCAAAACTCTTGGAAGGATATGGTCGGAGAAATACCACTCTGATGGCCATTGCTCCCACGACATCTTCATCGTTCATTCTGGGACAGGTATCTCCATCCGTTGAGCCACTGAACTCTAACTACTTTGTAAAGGACCTTGCCAAAGGAAAGTTTACATACAAGAATCCATATCTGATCAAGTTGTTAAAGAATCATGGACAGAATAACCGTGAAGTATGGCAGTCGATCCTCGTGAAAGGCGGTTCGGTTATGCATCTTGATTTCCTTACCGATAATGAAAAGAGTGTATTCAAGACCTTTGGAGAAATCAGCCAGAAGGAAATCATCATTCAGGCAGCCACACGTCAAAAGTTTATTGACCAGGGTCAGTCGATCAACCTTATGATCCATCCCAAAACATCTCCAAAAGAGGTCAGCCAGTTGTTGATCTTTGCATGGGAACAGGGTGTCAAGAGTCTTTACTATCACCGCGGAACAAATCCTTCACAGGAACTGTCTCGTAACCTATTAACCTGTTCGTCCTGTGAAGCATAATGCAAGAGAAACATATCTGTAATAACTGTGAAACCGAATACACTGTAAAGTGGATTCCCCTTACAGAGGATGATGAAACGGATGAAATAGGGTTTCCTATCTTTTGCCCATTCTGTGGGCACGAAATAGAAGAAGATATTGAGGATTAAGGATAAATAGAGTTATGAAACAAATCATAACTCTAGTTTGTTTGGCAGTCATATTGTTTACCGTTGGTTGTTCAAGCGTCTTTAAACCAAAGATTCCTAGCCTACCTGAGTTTAGTTCCAGTGGCGTTCCAGACCAACAAAATTATCTAAATGGTCTCAACAAGATTCATGAAAGAACCAAGAAGGCGGAACAGGAAGCACAGGCCAAGTATGATAAGGTAAAGCAAGAGTTAAGCTCTGCATATCAGGATCGACAGAAGATTGATTACAATTCTTTTGATGTCATTTCTCATGTGAACTATGGCATCTTTTATCTGAGTAAGGATTTTGGTTCCAATAGAGATCTATATTTGATTCATCTGAAATCGGAACAGAATATGGCTCGGCTGAATCCACTTACCGATGAAACAAAGGCATTCATTGAATCAGAGGTTACAACCGAACGAACCTTTGAATTGGAAAAACTAAAGATAAAGTATGAAAAACTGTTTCTTGAATCCGAGGCAGCCTATGGTAAATGGGTAAAGGCAGATGCCCTTGTAAAGAGTTTGGAAGAACAAAAGGAAAAGATCCGTATGGAGAATGAAACACTTCTCCGTAAAATAGAAATGGATAATGTAAAAGCAGTTGCCGAAATAGAGGCTTCTCTAAAGGTGGCAGAGGCCAAGGCCAAGGATGAACAGCTCAAAGAGATTCGTGGCTGGATGGCCAAGGTATTTGCAGGTGTGGCAGTCATCGCAATCATTGCTGGCATTCTGATGAAATCGGTTACCTTTATCATCCCGGGTCTCATCTGTGGTGGCATGGCACTTGCGGTCACCGTAATACCCATGTGGTCGGTCTTTGTTTTTCTTGGAGTTGCAATGGTGGGTATGCTATTACTTGATCCAAAGAAAGGTAAGTTCTCTTTTGGTTCAGAAAAGAAAGAGCCGTAAGTTGTTGATATTCAACGTGTAGGAAATATAGCTACTTTTGTTGTTTACTTTAGGCTGAATATGGTGTGTAATAGTACCAGAATGACTAACACCATCAAAAAACTTACCGTCCGAGAGTTGATTGCAATTCTCAAAACCCATAACCCCGATGCATTGATCAAAGTCCACGACGAAGACGGCAGCTGGTCCGAGATTACCATACACGATGTATCGACCGAACTGTATTTTGCCGAGCGCGGGGAATACGTTTTGATTGGAGAATAAATTATGAAACCAGAAGAACAACGAATAGCCATCGCGGAAACGTGTGGTTTCAAACGGGAAGAGCGAGGATACGGTTCATATACCAGAATTGAGGACGGTGAGGAGTTTACATATTATTCTCATGACCTCCCCGACTACCTCAACGACCTCAACGCTATGCACGAGGCGGAAAAGGTTTTGGATGAAGAAGCCTTTGGAGAGTATCGTCATCATTTGATTGATAAATTAAAAACAAGTTGGGGAGTTGCAACTGCCGCCCAACGTGCCGAAGCATTTCTTAAAACACTAACCTTTGGAAAGAATAAATTATGACCATTACAAAAACAAAACAAGTCGTAGTATCCGCAAATGATTATGGTATGACCTTTCAGTTTGTCATTGCCGACCATCCCGAAAATAAAGAATATGTTAATGTGACTGAGAGTGGTGTTACTCTGACCATTCCAAAGGGCGTGTTATACGAACTTACTAAGGCTCTCGCAGACTTTGAAGTATAAATAAACTTAACTCCCACGTTAGATAAATAACTACTATGTCAACTAAAATCAGTAAATCCCTATTGGAATCTATTTCCAACGTCGTTAACTCAGATTCCAAAAATCTGACTGAAGCTTCTTCTTATCGTTCTCTCGACATGAAGAATGTTAATAAAAAGAATTTTGCAAACCTCGACAAATTTGAAGCTTTTGTTATAGGAGAACTTACAGATGCTCCTATTGACAGCGATGATGCAGAGACTCTGTATGATCTTTTCAAGAAAGGCTATCAAATTGCGGTAGATCGTGAAGGTGAAGACAATACTAAAAACTTAAAGAAAGACAAATTCAAACCTATCACCGGCGAATACCGAGAAGAAGATCCTAATGAAGAGGATGATGACGGTAACCCATTAGAAATTAACATATCATTCTGGGCAAAGGCTCCTGCAGGAATGAAAGAGGAATCTGAGCAGATGTCCGAGGCTAAGGACTCCGTCTATGATTATCAAGGCAAAGACCCCTATGAGTTCGTTGACGGTTTCGATGACGCTGAAGGCACTAAGGTAGGAAATTGGATGAGAAGACCCGAAGCAATGAGAAAGCTTATGAAAGCTGCCAATACCAACAGTTATGAATTTAAGGAAGTAATTTTACCAAAAGGTAAAGAAAATACCGAAGCCGAGGTAGAGAAGCAAATGAAAGATAAAGGTTACAATTTGTTCGATAAGGGTATGAACTTTGGAAGTGGTAACCTTCTTACTGGACCAAAGGGTAACTACTTCACCGGTTTACTCTTCTATAAGAAGAAATAATCTAACCTAACAATCCCCTAAATACACCCATGGAAATCAAACCATGGGTTTTTTTAGATAAACCTTTTGACATCGTACCCGAAGGATACTACTCCTTTGTATATCTCATTGTCAACCGTGTCACCAATAACCGATACATCGGCAAGAAGCTTTTCTGGTTCAAGAGCAAGAAGAAGGTTCTCCTTAAGAACGGCAAGAAGAAATCCAAGAGATGCTTAGTGGAATCAGATTGGAAAGATTACTTTGGTTCATCAGACCAATTCAATAAGGACCTCGAGCAATATGGTAAGGAGAACTTTGACCGAATCATCCTCCATGTTTGTTCATCTAAGGCTGAGGCTTCATATTTGGAAGCACATGAACAGTTCCACCATAACGTTCTTCTCACCGATGATTATTCCAATGGGTGGATTATGGTCCGTGTCCGTAAGGAGCATTTAAAGAAACATAGAGAAGGATTATTGAAATCTATTACACTTGCTAAATCCAGATGACAGATTGTTTTGGAGTTGTTTGATTATACCATGATCGAATAACTGTGTAAATACTTAAATAAGATCATTTTGTGATTTACAAACACGGCAAGTATGTTATAGTTATACTGTAATGATCATCATCGACTATTCTGGTATTTCCCACGCGGCTTATTTTGCAAGCCCTTCTTCTCAAATGGATGAAGGCTTTATTCGGCATATGATTCTGAATTCAATTCGGATGTATGTCACCAAACACTCCAAGGAATATGGAGATGTTTATCTGGCCTGTGATAGTTCCTCTTGGCGTAGGAATGTATTTCCCGAATACAAAGGTGCTCGAAAGAAAGATAAGGAGTCGGGTGAATCTGGAATCGACTGGAAAGAGTTTTACCGTATTATGAATATGGTATGTGAAGAGCTGAAAACTTTCTTTCCATATAAGGTGATTCGTGCCACTGGAGCCGAAGCCGATGATGTCATTGCATACCTGATCGAATCAACTCAAGAGTTTGGTAACCATGAAAATGTTTTGATCATTTCTTCCGACCACGACTTTATTCAACTCCAGAAGTATGGTAATGTAAAACAGTTCTCTCCTATTACCAAAAAGATGGTATCTGAAAAGGATACGGCAAAATATGCCTTCGAGCAGATTCTCCGTGGATGTGGTGGCGATGGTGTTCCTAATTTCCTATCGGATGATGATACCTTTCTGAATCCCGATAAGAGACAGAAACCTCTTTCAGGTAAGCGCATTGATTCTCTATGGGCAGACTATACAATGAAGGGCCGAGATTTCCTCAAGACGATTATGTCTGATGTTGAATGGAGAAACTTTACTCGTAATGAAACAATGATTGATCTTTCCAAACGACCCGAGGAGGTCTCCAATATCATTAAGGCCGAACTAGAAGCCGCACCCAAGAACGGAAACTCTAAGGTGTATAATTATCTAATAGAGAAACGATGCAGGAACCTCATCTCCTGCGTTGATGAATTCTTTCCCAAACTCAAATGAAAACATATCAAAGAACACCCGCAGAATTATTTGCAGAACTCGAAACGGCAGAAGATAAAGTAAAGCATCTGAAGGAGAACCAGTCGTTTGGATTGGTGACTCTTCTTCAGCTTGCCTTTGATCCTAAAATTAAATTAGAACTCCCCGATGGGCCTCCTCCATATAAAAAGGATGTTAGTTCACCCGACCGAACTTTAAGTCGGTATGACAATGCCATTCGTGATATTGGTGTCTGTGTTGTGGAGAACAAGATCAACACGTTTAAGAAGGAGAAGGTATTCATTCAGATTCTTGAATCTGTTTCCGAAAAGGATGCAGAAATTATCATCGCAGCCAAGGACAAGCAATTAACTGAGTTGTATCCTATTGTTACCGCCGAACTTGTCAAGTCTGCATTTCCTACTTTGATTTAATTGTTTACTTGTTAGTGAAACTTGATACAATACTACATAATGAATATATTTGCCATAGATGAAAATCCACACATTGCTGCTAAAATGCACTGTGATAAACACGTTGTGAAAATGATTGTGGAATCGGCTCAAATGTTATGCACCGCTCACAGATACCTAGACGGTAAATGTGCAAATGTTCTGTCTCCATCGGGCCGAAAGAAAAAGGAATGGCTCTTTGGAGACCATCGCGACCAATATCACTATAAGGTTGCTCATGTGAATCATCCTTCTTCAATCTGGACTCGTGAGAGTAAAGAAAACTATGTCTGGCATTATCAACTCTTCACTGCTCTTTGTGATGAGTATCAATACCGATATGGAAAGGTTCATTCAACTGATCAGAAACTTAGAAGCATTCTTTCGAATGTTCCCCTTGGATGCCCGTCGATTCCAATGACTCCATTCAAGTTGGCAATGAAATCAAATCCAGAATGTATGTTTCCCTCTGATCCAATTAAATCATACCGATTGTTCTATCAGACCAAACAGCATCGTTTCAAGATGACTTGGTCCAAGAGGACAATTCCAGCATGGTTTGTGCCATTATAAGATACAACTTTGTATCAGTATAAATTACAATATGGTCTATTCATATAAATGTTATAATGAATCTTGTGGTCATGAGTTTGACGAAGATTATGCTGTTGATGACAGAAACAAACCTCTTACACAACCTTGTCCTAAGTGTCAAGTTGTAAATATAAAAAGAAACTTTCGACCACCTGCTTTGGTCTCTGGAACTACTGGTGCTTTGGCCAAAACAGATTCTGGATGGAATGATATGTTGGGGCGTATTAAAAAATCATCTGGCAAGAATAATACAATAGGGTTAAAATGAGCAAAAACAATACTGGCGAAAAGCCTAAAATCAGAAAAGATAAACCACGTGATATGGATCCGTTTGAGATCAAGCGTAAAAAGAACAATGGCACAAATGCCAAATCTAAAAAACTCAAAGAATGGGAACAATTAGCAAATGACTATTATTCCCAATACGGAAACTAAGTTTCATCATACTCCTCTTAAGTTGGATTATGAGGATCTATTAGTAGAGAACGGAGAGAAGGGTAGAAAATACTCTACTCCCGAGGGCAAGAAGTATGATTCAATTACAACTGTTCTTGGTTCTCTGAATAAGAACGAAATACGTGAATGGAGAGCTCGTGTAGGAGAAGAAGAGGCCAATAGAGTTTCTCGTGTTGCTTGTGGTCGTGGTAATTCACTTCATACGCTGATGGAGAAGTATATCAACAATGAAGAGATTCAAGAGGAGACCTTGATGCCACATGTAAAGGTTCTGTTTAAACAAGCCAAGAAGGCCGTGGATCTTCACATGGGTAACATATACCTACAGGAAAGGCCATTGTATTCCGACCATCTTGAAGTTGCGGGTAGAGTGGATTTGGTATGTGACTTTGCACGAAGAGCTTCCATTGTTGATTTCAAAACATCTTCGCGAATCAAGACTCGCGAGGAAATAGAAAACTATTTCATACAGGCATGTGCCTATTCAATCATGGTGGAAGAGAGAACGGGTATGCCTGTCCCTCGTCTTGTGATTATTATGGCAGTGGATAGTTCCTTATCTGACCCACTTATTTTTACAGACCGAAGAGATAATTGGGTTCCTAAGTTAAAGGAAGTGTTAAATAACTATAATCAGGCCAAACTATTCAATCACCTATGAGTAAAGAAAAACCTTCTGAGAAATCCTTAATCCATTCCAGACCTCTTGCAGAACTTGTAGATGTTTACATCTCGGGTCATATAGCTCCTGCAGAAGAATATACGGATCTATTTGGCAAGATTCGTTCTCTGGGAGAAATGGATTTTGTTAAGATTCATATTAACTCTTATGGTGGTGATCTTTTTACCGCAATACAGTTCATGCGAGTTCTGAAAGAAACTTCTGCCACGGTGATTTGTTCGGTAGAGGGTGCGTGTATGTCTGCAGCCACCTTGATCTTTTTATCTGCCACCGAATTTGAAATCTCGAATCATTCGGCCTTTATGTTTCATAACTACTCTGGCTTTGCAGGAGGTAAGGGTGGAGAAATGATCGACCAATTAAAGCATGAACGTAAATGGTCCGAGAACCTATGGAAGGATATCTACAAAGACTTTCTGAGCAAAGAAGAAATTCAATCTCTGCTTGATAACAAAGACATGTGGATGGATTCAGCAGAGGTAATAACTCGTCTTGAAAGAAAGGCAAAGGTTAGAACTGGCCCATCTGATATGGAGAAAACTTCCAAAAAGAAGGGCAAGGCTGAGGATCCTACCAAGAAGCCAGAATTGCTCAAGGGTTGATAAGGTACCTTAACTATAATAGCGTTTAATGTATTGAACATTAATGGCTTAGGTCATTGGCTATTTTTAGTGTTTACTTTTGGTTAGAAATGTTATTTAATAGTCTCATGATTATGAATAAACGTGTTCCATATAACGAAGCAACTGAGGAAGAACAACTAGCTGCCATTCGGGTCTGTCACGGTGAGGCTTGCAACGAGGAACTCGAATATGCCATCTGGTTCAATCGTCTCACTGAATCCGAGAAGCAGGCGGAATTCTATTCTACCATAGGAGAAGAGGCAGCACTAGCCCTAATAGAGGCTGATGAAAACAATTTCGTCTGAAACAAACTAATATGAAACCAGTGAGGATCAATAAACGAAAGATTCTAAAAGCGATTGATGAATCTATAAATCAATTACTTCGTCTCAAGAAGAACTCTCGCAATGGAGAGGAAAGTTTGAGGTTTGATATTGACACTCAAATTGCCCATCTTGCCGACGCTCATAATCAAATTATCATAAAGGGAACTATTCCTTTCGGTTTGATTCTTAACTAAACTTTGCCCAAAACTAATATGAAACAGAAATACGAATTCACAGGTAAAACCCTAAATGGTCTGAAACAAATCCGCCGACTAGACGACGGCATTGTCGGCGGATATATTGAGTCCGAAAAAAACCTCTCTCATGAAGGTAACTCTTTTGTTTATGATAATGCCAAGGTCTATGGTAATGCCGAGGTCTATGGTAATGCCGAGGTCTTTGGTAATGCCGTGGTCGTTGGTAATGCCAAGGTCTTTGGTAATGCCGTGGTCGTTGGTAATGCCAAGGTCTTTGGTAATGCCACGGTCTTTGGTAATGCCACGGTCTTTGGTAATGCCATGGTCTTTGGTGATGCCAAGGTCTATGATGATGCTGTGGTCGCTGGTAATGCCAAGGTCTATGGTAATGCCGAGTTCTTTGGTGATGCCACGGTCTTTGGTAATGCCAAGGTCTTTGGTGATGCCACGGTCGAGTATACGGTATTATCCAATTTTAATTTTGATACTCTTCCCGCTTCTGTAACCGAAATCAAGATTGATGGAGTTACATATGTCAAGAAAACAATTTGGACTAAAACAAACTAATATGAACATTGCAACAATGATATATCTCGAAAACGAAATCTGGTCTTTCTTTGACGCCCATGGTATGGGTGACGAAGACCATCGTCTCCTCTCTGCAGAGATTGCACATGCAATTGTCTGCGAGGACCTTAACCTCACTGCAGCTGATGTGATAAACCACATTGTATTTGTATTGTACAATGTCGTTGACAAGAACTATTCGTATGATGTAGAATTCATACAGAAAATCCGTGCACTGATGCCCTGTGAAAACAATCCTAATTGATTGCGATGGTGTTCTCCTTGATTGGGAAACAGCTTTTGTTTCCTTCTTGGACGGAAAGGGTCACCCTGTTTATACAGAGACAGCATATACTCTGGAGGAAATGTTCGGAATACATTCTTCCAGAGCTATGGCTCTCTGTCAGGAATTCAACAACTCGGCTCGAATTGGATTTCTAAATCCTCTTTCGGGCGCAGTGGAGAACATAGCAAAACTAAGTTCTGATGGTTTTCGGTTCAAGTGTATTACTTCAATGGGCACCTGTCCCTTTTCTCACAAGCTGAGAATTGCAAACCTTGAATCAATCTTTGGAAAGGTTTTTGACGATTATGTTTTTCTTGGCTGTGGTGCCGACAAAGAAGAAGAGCTGAGAAAATACCAAGGAAGTAATCTTTTCTGGATAGAAGATAAAGCCGTCAATGCAAATACTGGAGTCCTCTGTGGGCTCAACTCTATACTGCTCACGCATAGATACAATACAGAAGTTTACCTTGATCCCAAAGTTACACGGTGCAATAATTGGGATGAAATCGGAAACTTTATTCAAAATGAAACCCGTAGAACCCAATAAGAAAATTACTCTTATTCTGAATGCCTATTATCACCCAGCTGGTTTTCTAACCGCTCGGGCAGTAATTCGTCATATGATCAATCGTTCTGTAAAGGGTTTTGATAGCAATGGAAACTGCTATGGTTGGCATCCAGAGAATCCAAATGCACCATGTTGGGATACTGGAAACATCGACATTCACGATGATCAACCTTGCCTTCGTGGAGGATCAAAGGCATATGCACTTCCCACCGTGGTGATTCTGCAGTCATCATTTGGTCTCAAGAAGATGAAGAATCAATCTGTTTCTCTGAGGAGACTCTTTTCTCATTACAGAGGAACCTGCCAGTATTGTCTTACCAAGATTCATTATTCACAGGCCACGGAGGATCACTGGTATCCCAAAGACAAGGGTGGTTCAAACCATGACTTTAATCTTGTTCTGGCTTGCAAATCCTGCAATAGTCGAAAGGCCAATCACTTTCCTTTCCTCAATGTTCTGGGACAAGAAGTGAAACCAAAACCTATGTGCTCTCATGTTGTTTCTGTTCCAGATGGTCTGGATATACGAGACGAATGGAAGCCTTATCTTTACATGGAATGACCCTTGGTGCATACTATCAATGCTTTCAAAACAGAATTGCAACTGAATATGTTCTGAGCAATTTTCGGAATCATCATCCCGATTCTCCTATCATACTTGTATCTGATGGAGGAGATGATTTTTCCGATTTGGCTCGAAAGTACCATTGTACATATTTCTGGAGACCAAACATAAAGCCTTGCAGAGGTAAAGCCCTGGCCTATAATTATGATAACTGGATGCTATGGTGGAACGACTTTAAGAAATATGTAGGTATGCTTGATACTGACTATATGATCTTCCTTGAGGATGATGTTGCAGTAAGGAAACCCATATCATTGGCTCAGTTACTGTATGATGTAAATGGAATATCGTTAACCATGTCACTTGCTAGATTTGACCTCAAGGGTATTTCCAAGAATAGATCAATGGTGGGAGCTCAGGGTGGAGCTGTTTTTCGCATGAAGTTTCTGAGAACCCTATTTGTATCTTCTGAGACGGATGTTACATTTGCAAAATACCGTAGGGAAATAAAGTCATCAAGTCTTAAAGGCAAATGGTGTACCGACATTCTTCTAAGCATTCTGACTTGGAGACATGGAGGAACAATGGGAGACTGGTTCGGTTATTGTCGCACGACCGATTCGGATTACGACAATCGCGTTTCCAATAACGACATTGAGGTTCTTCATCTCTACAAAGAACTTTATCCTAATAAATAAAACCATGGACTATGTT